ACCGTTACAACTAATAAGGCAGCAACCGGCGTTGGTAAGACCAGTACAACTCATAAGGCAGCAGCACCAAAGAGATCTAAGTTTGGTGCCGGTTCTTCCAAGACCATTATGCATAAGGGTAAGAAGTTGGCGAACGTAGATGCTTCACAGTTGAAAGCTACAGGTATGACCCTACGCGGCTATATGAATGCTTGGAACAAATCAGGCAAGCGGCCAACCAAAAAGAAAAAATGAAAATAGGACTTAATCATGAAGATTGTTAGCAGTGAACCTTTAAGAGTCACCACCCTCGGCGGTACAGCAGTTTTGTTTGAAGCAGGTGTGCCACGAGAAATTGCCGAAGAGATCGGCTTATTAGCGATCCAGATGGGCGCAAAAGAATACAACGACAAGTATGTCGAAGAAGAGTCAGCCGAAATCGCTGAGTTTGAAGAAGTGATAGTGGTAGAAGAACCTACACGGCCCGATGGAGAACTAGTCGAGGCCCTTCAAAAACTCATCGAAGAAGCAGATCCAAATTCATTTAAGAATGACGGCACCCCGAAAGCAGGCGTCGTCAATAAGATGCTAGGTCGCACTGTGAGAAGTGAAGATCGAGAGGCAGCTTGGGAAATAGCACTTAACTCGTAGGTACATACTATGGCTGTAACAGTACAAAGCGTCATCGATAGGGTTCAATCGGTTCTACAAGATACTACTGGCGTTCGATGGCCTGTGGTGGGGGAGCTTGTACTATGGGTGAATGACGCACAGCGCGAGGTAGCGTTGCTGAAGCCCGATGCAAGCGCCGTCAATACCACCGTTACGCTCGCTACGGGTACAAAGCAAGAGATACCCAGCGAGGGTAATAGATTGCTAAAGGTTGTGCGGAATATGTCTGCTGCAAGCAATGGCACAGGCGCGCGAGCTATACGACTTGTAGACCTCGCCGTTTTAGATTCCCAAAGCCCTAGTTGGCATGACCCTACTGTAAGTGGCGATGCGGCTCACACCAATATTGTTAAGCACTACGCTTATGAAGAGTCAAACCCTAGAAATTTTTATGTATACCCTGGTGTAAGCGGGAACTCATATATTGAGCTTATTTACTCTGCTAATCCTGCGACAGTTGCACTATCTGACAACTTATCGATCCCCGATATATTCGCTAACGCGATTATGAACTACGTTTTATATATGGCTTACATGAAGGACGCCGAGTTCGCTGGTAATCAGCAACGTGCGAGTTCTCATTATCAATTATTTACTGGTTCTGTGTCTGGCAAAGGCTCAATTGACGCCATAAGCAACCCAAATATGGAACTCCTCCGACCTCAATCTCAACCACAGATGGTATAAAAGATGGCGATTTCTTATGAGACGCTACTACCTGAAATATTGCCAATGGTGCCTGGGTGCCCTGATACGTTGATTGAGAACAATATCCGGTCAGCCGTTATTGAGCTGTGTGAACTGGCTAGCGTATATCAGTCCGAGTTAGATCCAGTGACTACAGTCTCTAATATTTACGAGTACGATCTAGAGCCCCCAACCGGAACTTCTGTCAGCAAGATATTGTGGGTAACGCATCAAGGTAAAGACCTTGAGCCGCTAACAACTACTTTACTTGAGCAACGGTTACCTAAGTGGAGGGAGCAGGCAGGCGTCCCAGAGTATTTTGTCCAGCAGAACTCAGCGTCTTTTATGCTCGCTCCAGTGCCTTCCGCAACTGTAGTTGGCAGCACCATAGTAAGAGCGGTACTTAGACCCACGCACATAAGTACAGCCTGCGATAACGACGTTATGAACGACTACCGAGATACGATCGTTAACGGCGCGCTGTTCCGCTTGTTGAGAATACCCAATAAAGATTGGTCCGATATGCAGGGCGCATCAATTTATGGGCAGCTATTTAATAAGGGTGTTCAGGACGCAGAACGAAGAGCACGTAACGCAGACACCGCAATCCACAGGAGTGTTAAGTATGGCGGCAGTATGGCAGGAGCGTGGCGGACAAGGCGTCGACGCTATGGTAGCGGAGGATAAACCCTTACTTGCTAACGTAAGGCAAGAATGGGATTGGGTAAAACGCGGCATAGAAGAAATTATAGCTGAGCAGCCTCAGCTTACGTTTAGACCAGAAGATGTTTATGCAGCTGTTC